ACCATCAACCCACGCATTGGGAGCAGATGGGTCGGCTACAATATCAGCTGCGGTTGCAAGGCGGAAGTCACTTTGTACTTCGTTCACCCCTTCTTTATTCATCTTAAGTGAACCCATGCCACGTGACGAAACACCAAGACGTACGCCGGATTCCATAAGGCCACGAGCAATATTACCCATTGGCGTATTTGTGATAATTGCTTTACCGATATAGTCGGTGCCTTCTTTACGAAGAGAAACGATACGATGGGAAACACGATCGAGGTTAATCTGCGGACCATTTGGATGGCCTAGCTCTCCCATAGCAGTCTTAGTCTCAACAGCTTCCTTCATGTAACGGGCAACTTCCTTGTCCATCACTTCTTCTGGATACATACGACCGTTACGGTTCTTAATTGCCGATTGAAGGAAGATGCCCTCGATATAGAAGTTCTTCGTGCCATCTTCTTTTGCTTCAGTGACGTATTGAAGATCTTCGAATGTTTCAGTGATGAGTTTCATTGTACCCTCTTAAATCTGGAAATATTCTGAGTTGGCTGTTAAATCGGGTCCCACCTTCTGGAGTTCAAACATAACATAACAATTACCAGATCCAATAAACTCTACCGAAAGATTAGCAGTCTGTGCGACATTAATTGGCATACCAGTACCAGCATACTCCTGCTGACCGGTCGAATCGTAAAATGCAACAGGTGTGGTACCGCGCTTTATTACAATATAACCATTGGGATCGCAACCCCAAACTGCCTGTGTAATATAGGCACCCGTCAGTGTTTCACCAGGTGAAGCAATGTTAGATACTGCACTGTTGCCTGGAATAACTAACGTTGCGTTGGCGCTTGCTATATGAAGCACAATAGAAGTGCGAGGCTTATTGGTGATAATATTAACAGCCATCATGCACCTCTATTATTAATTGCGAAGTCGAGAAGCTGATTAAGACCTTCTTCTGTTTCGGCTGAATCGATCATCTTGGATTGATTTGAGTCGTTTAAGGATTCAAAAAGATCCATGAGCTTATCAATATGACCTTCTTGTATACCCTCGAGTCTCTTAAGTAGTCTTTCTTCTGCAGTGAACTTTAGTTCCTCTGGTACATATTTATCGATAGCACGATTGAGGATATCTTCTTTGGTAAGACGATCAGCAGCCTTTTGGACTCCTATCATTCTCTTTGCAGCTTTATTTACAATCTTTACACCTTGTGCTTCAACTTCTGGATCACGATTTCTAATCCCATTAGCAATAGCGAGTCCACCCGAGACACCTTTGTGGAATGATTGGTTAGCAGCTTTCTTTAGATAAGAACCTAGAGTTTTCTTCGATAGCTCATCGATATGCTCAACTTCTTCTGTAGCTGGGACACGTACGTACTTAGAATTTGGACTTGCTGTATACTTACGAACAGCAACATCTGTACCACGCATGCGCTTATCTGATTTGCTGTAGTCACCCTTTTCTTGAGCGGCTTTATCTGATTTCTTATTAGCAGAAAGATACTTTAGCATTGCGTTTTTTGAAAGCTCATCAATCTGCACATCTTCTTTAGCTATTTTTTTGGTCGCCATGGCGATACCTTTTTCACGACGTACACGCGCTTTCGGGTCTACAGTACCAGTTTCATAATCTTTATCCCACTCAGCAGCGCCTTTATAACGCTGCATAGTTGTAGCTGAAAGCTCATCAATAGCTTCAACTTCTTCTTTAAGTGATGCTTTCATACGCTCAGCGGTTGCAGCAAATCTTGCTTTATGATCATCGGTTTGTTGCTTTGTAGCAGGTGACAGATGTTCGTGCTTAGCTCTGACTGTAATACTATCATACTTGTGACCGTATGGGTTCACAATATTAACGCTACCGACTCTAGAACTTGTCACCTTATGAACTTCACCGGCATGAGGGCCAGTGTGTGGTACTACATAATCACCTTCGCTAAATCTACGACCATGCTTTTCGACTGACCCTCTTTTAGGAGTTGGAAGAGTATTTCCAACTGGCTTTCTTTGACCAAGCTGATTCCATGCATTTTCATGAAGATCAATTTCTTCCTTAATGTCTTTAACAGAAGCATGCCATGTTTTAGTTGGCTGATGGTAGAACGGCTTGTCCTTTAGGTTGTTGTATCTCCAACCTTGCTTCCATTTGTCTCTAGGAATCTTGCCATACATTTCTTTGTGAGTGTACCAACCATCATCATTCTCTTCAGGCAGCATATTCTTTCCGAGCTTGGTGCGAACTGCCTTTGCTAGCTTGGATGCATCTACACCGAAGTCCTTAGCAGCGGACATGACATGGCTCTTGCGAATGTTGTCACCATAACGCTTTTGAAGATGAGCAACGATCTTTGCAGATTCGTCGATCTCTTCGACTTCTTCTTTGGCCATTACCTTACGACCAACTGATTTATAGTCTCTTACGCGCTCTTTACGTCTTGCGTGAATGCCACCCTCACTATCAAGCGGATAGTCATTTCCTGCACTATTAGCGCGATCGACAGCTCTATAATTGTGATCGCCTAAAGTAGATCTATCAATTGCTTCTTTGCCCTTCTTAGCAACAAAAAGGTCTTTCTTAAACTTATTTTCTTTATCGCGCTCATCAAGCTCTTCGACTTCTTCAGCAACCTTCTTAGCCTGAGCTGTAGCAATGGCCATCTTCTGTGCCATAGGCATCTTTGGATTTCCGCGACCGATGGCCTTTGCAATCTCTTCGCGCTTCTTTAGTTCAGCTGGCGTAAGAGTCTTTTCAAGAATTGCCAATGCTTCGTCGAGAAGATCATTAATTTCATCGGCTTCTACCGATTCTTTCTTGGCATCATAGTTCTTATTGTACTGACTCATCTTATTGTCGATGGTCTGGGACGGCAAGTGACCGATTGAATGATAGTACTTTGCAGCATCCTTGGCATGCTTCGGTGTTGCATAAGATTTCTGACTGAGGTACGATACCTTGCCATCCGGATTCAAGAGCTTTGCGCGGTGTCCGTCATCAAACTTGCTCTTCTCGGATGTAGGCTTATAGCCCATACCAAGAGACTCTTCGATATCTGTCTCTTCGTAGACCTTCTCGTCTTCGCCTACATCATAGCCCTGGCGGTTGTCTTTACGCTTAACAGGCTTAATGTTCGATGCATTAAACACATCGTCGCCATTTTCCTTGCCACCGACCTCGTTACGGTCCTTGAACTTAATAGTAACATGTTTGTCGACAAACTTCTGCTCGTCAGGAGCTTTCGGCTTATAAACTTCCATGAAATCCTTAAGCGTCTTCATCTGTGCCGTCCTCGTTGTCTAGGTCTAAATCGTCCAAGTCAATATCTGCTAGATCGTCAAGATCAAGATCAAGATCATCAGCGCCATCATAATCTTCGGTGTCGTCGTCATCCGGGATGTCTTCATTATCCACGACATCTTCATCTTCATCTTCATCTGCAGAGTTATAAATCGACTGAGCAAGCGTAACACGATGTGCTTCGACCGCATCACGCGCCTTCTGCTGCATTAGATCATTGAATGCGTCTGCAAATTCGACGGGACTTTTATTCACTGCATGTGTAAGAAGATCTGTAACATCTGACATAAATTTATCCTTTTGTAATTATAATGTATTTATAAAAGTTATTGTTGAGGCGGCGGAGTGATTTCCTGACCTGGAGATCCATCACCGCCTTCGGCTGGTGGCTGAGTTTGTGGCTGATACTGTGGATCATTTGCCTCGTCAGCAATCTGGTTGTTGATTTCTTCGATCTCTTCGTCCGACTGATGTAGAATCTTGCGACGGACATATTCGTGCGAATAGTACTTACCGACATAATCATCGACGTCGCGGAGGATAGCCATTCTGTCACGCAGAATTTCGGTTTCCTTAAGTTCTGCATAGTAGTTATCCTGTGAGAACTTAAAACGAACGCTCTGCTTGATATCGTCCCACTCATCGGGAGTAATGATACCCTTAAGAATAAGCTGACGCTCTAGAATTTTTGAAAACAATATACTAAATTTATTGCGAAGTCTATTGACAAACTTCGCAAATTTTACTTCGTCTCTCGTAATCTCTGTGGCTCTACCAAAGTTAAACTGCACTTCGGGATCAAGTCTCGAGATAGGTACGTTCAACGATTTGTAGAGTTTGCGTTGGAAATAGATAACATCGTCCATCTGGCCAAGGTTCTGCCCGCCAGGGAGAGTCGTAATCTCTGTACCCTTACCACCTTCACGGCGTGGTAGCCAGAAATCTTCTAGCATCGTCATGAATTTGCGATCGTCGCGAATTTCGCCTGTAGATGAATCGTAGACGAGCTTATTCTTGAACTTAGTCATCTGATCGCGCAGATACTGTTCAGCTTTCATCTTAGGAAGATTACCGACGTCGATGTAGAAGATACGACGTTCTGGGGCACGAGAAATACGATAGATGACTAGGGAGTCTTCCATCGCCTTTAGCTGGTTGAGCGGCTTAATGGCCTTGTGTAGATATGATTGAACGAGGTCACCGTTAAGAGATGTAATACCAGATGTGCAATGTACGATCGAATCTTTTGCGATCCGCAGCCCGCCAATCGTGTTGGAAGGAATAGATGCATTGCCAGACGTCTTGGCAAAGCCCTTGTCGTTGTAGATGTAGTACTCTAGACCGTCTTGTATCATCGATACATTGTTGGCGGTCTTCCTTCGCTTCTGTTCTTTGATCTTGCGAATCTTGCGTGGGTCGATATAACGAAGTTCGACAATACCATTCTTTGGATTTTTCTCGTCCGTAATAACATGGTAATACAGTCTACCGTCTACATACCAGCGTCTAAAGACCTCATACGAAATCTGATTAAATTCCAATAGATTCAGAACCTGTTTGAACTCTTCGATAAACAGTTTCTTGATACGATCTGTGATTTCAACATCATCGAGAATTAACTCGACAACTTCTTGTTCGGGTTCTTGTGTAATAACTTCGTTTACGATATCATCAATTGCTTGATCGACTTCGGGGTATAGACCCATTTCACGGTATTTGTTGACGAGCTCTGCTTCTGTTCTAATAGAGCCGTCTAGATCGACATACGTTCCATAGGCACCACCTTCAGCCACGATGGCAGCCCCGTCATCAGTTTGCTTAGGTGCAAATGAGACGGGGTCTGGCCGTGGCCTCTTAATTTCGAAACCGAATAATTCCATAATTAAAATACTTTTCTTTTATGCCAAAAAACTATTAGGTAGCTGCTGTACCTGGGTTGAAGTCGAGGTTAATAGATGAACCAGCACCACTGCCCTGTACAACATAGATGTCATAA